GGAAAACCCGGCATCCCACCGACATTGCCTGCCCCTCCGCCTCCACCGCCGCCACCACCGCCGCCACTCCCTTCTGGCGCGACCCATCGGTCGTAATCACCCATCGCCCAGTCAGGAAGTAGCTGGTCGCCTTCCTCTGTCGACGGTCCGGTTGCGGGTTCATCAGGCAACGCAGTAGTCGGTGGGTTGAAGAATTCACCTTGATGAGACCTATCTACGTTACTCGTCCACACGTCAGGTCCTAAGTCACCTGTTCTATCCCACAATGCCATCGCACACCTCTTCCGTTACGCCGAATATAACTGACCCATCCGACCATTCATCCCGGAGCCAGGAACAGGCATGGGACCATCCCTACGAAACCGACCACGATTTCCCTGACCCCAGTCCGTTTGAACTTGCATACTGGGAGGAAGCCGTCCTCGCCCAACGTCAGTCATCGACTCCATCGTCGTGCCAGGAGGCGTATAACGTTGAGCCCACGACCGAGAAAGCTGCTCTCGGTTAGACATCGGAGGCGTGGTCGGTGGAGTCCAGGTGCCACCTTTAGGTCCTCGATACCGACCCGTCATCGACATCAGCGCATCCTGTCGCAACTGAAACACCGGAGCCTGACTCTCCTGCCAGGCTTTCCACGCCGCTTGGCGCTCTTCACGACCCCGTTCAAGATTCGATTGAGCTTGACGCAGCGCCCTGTCCTGCGTTCTCCCAGCCGAATGAGCCCCGTAGATGCTAGCGCCTGCGCCGGCAAGCCCAGCTATCGCTGTTGCTCCTGCTGCTGATATTGCAACCATATTCTCTCTCTCCTCCACAGCCCTTCGTGCTGCCCTCGAAGCCGGAGACTGATAGCCGATCTGGCTAATGGAACGAGACGGATTAGTTCCTAACACGCCCTTATACATACTGATCGCCTTACTGATGGTCAAACACGATTAGGCCGTCACCTGTTTAACGTACTGCACTTCCAGCGACACATAGCCAAGTCGATGAAACAGCGACCCGACTTTGTCATTCGGCGCAGCCACATACATGAGAGACGCCTCTTGATCTTTCGCCCATCGCTCACCATGACGCAACAGTCGCACAGCATCCGACGTGCCACGATCAGAAGGATTCACCCACCAAAACACCTCATTCGTGACACGCTCATTAGAAAGCGGGTGGTGATACACCACCATCCCCAACATACCTGAGAGATGCCGAGGCACCTTCACGCCGTCCGTCTCGGACACCAGTAACAAGCCGTCCGTGTTGTCGATCAGTGACGTCATCACGATGCGAATCCGTGCCGGGTCACTGAAGAGCACCATGCGATACGTGGACGTGTCCACAAACGTACAGCCCATCTTCACCAGATCCGGCACATCCTCCAGTGTGGCATCTCGAATCATGCCATCGACTCCACCATGACATATAAACTGTATTGCATCGCCGTCGCCCCAGACGATGCATAAGTCGTCGCATACGTCACAACATCGTTCGCCACAAGCGCATTCGGACCCACATGGATCAGGAACGAGGCGTTCTGCTGTGTCGCCGTCGTGTTCCCGGTCATCGCGGCTCCACTCTGTGACTGCGCGACATCCCCATCAACCCACGAGATCGTGACCGTGAGACTGGAACTGGTCGACGCAGCAGTCGTAATACGCGCGCTATAACTCACACGGTACACGGCAGGGTCCAGTGAACCAGTGTCCACTGTCGTCGCACTCACAGACGCCGTCTGTCCAGTCGCACTGACCAACGCCAGCTTCCGTGACGCCCGGTTCAAGACATCGACAATCGACTGTAAATACCGCACCCATTCGCGTGTGACAATCTCATGCACACCCTGCAAGAACGGCGTGCGAAACGGCACCTGTGCTAACGCCATCGCTACCGGTCTCGCACACTCAGTTCAAGATACGCACCCGTGACACGCCACGGAATCGGATCGGACACGGCAATTTCGTACACACGGTCGTAGCCACGACCCAACCGACGCCAGATCGTCCGCACTCCGTAGTTGCCACGCTTCCCAGCCGACGCCCAATGTTCATTGCCCCACGTCTCACCACCATCGTCGCTCCATCGCATCATTACCTGTGGGTCGCTGCCCTGCCCCGCAGACACCCCCAGTCCAGACTGAAGCTCCACCTGAAGCGAGTTGTAAAACATCCAGTCGTCATTCACAGACACATGCGGCGTCCGACGCAATCGACGTAGCGGACCCCCTCCAGCATCCTGAAACTTCTCAATCGACATCTCATACACCGTTCCAAGCGCACGGTCCCCCACAAGATGTTTGCTGAAGGCATAGACGTGATACTGAGGTCGCCATGCCTTGTACTCCACGTCGTCCACATTCCATGTGCCGCGCTCATGCCAGAGTTGCGTGGCCGCATCAAAGACCCATGTCGCTTTCGCACTGGGAAAATTCAACCCATAAAAGCTATGCCCGTCTTCTTGATAAGTCCACGCAACCGCATCCGTAATGCTAATCCCAGCCCGAACATAGCCCTGAATGGCAAACTCCACCGCATGCGTGCTAATCCGCTGCGGCGTATACCCATTCGCCATCCAGACGACACCGTCGCCCTCTTCACTGCTCCCCAGCCAGATGATCGTGTTCCCTAAACGCTTCGCTGAATAAGGAGCGGCAATACCCTGTTCCAGAAACGCACCGGGAATCGCCGCAAAGGGAAACGGACTCGTGCCAGCGTTATACCAGACCTCTGTCGTCTGCTTACCAAAAAGCCAGATATCACGATGCGTCACGACTACGGATTGCCACGGGTCGGCTCCCGCCGTCCGTTGGGCATACTGTGTCACATCCCATGTCGTGCCATCGTTCAGATCCGACAGACGCAGCGTGGACGTGGTGGCATTTAACGACAGAAAAAACCCATCCAGAAACTCACCCTGCGTAGCACCAGACGCCAAGACCGTGGCAAACGCATTCGTACTCAACGTGAACACATACCCGACACCAGCGGAGGTGATGAAAATCTCATCACCCATGTCATTCGCCACCAAGGTGGCCGGGTCAACATTACGCGCCACGGTGCCGCGCACGGTCGGCGTTATCGTCTTGTCGTTGTAAAGTTCATAGAACGTCTGCCCGACGACCACAAAGCAGCGCCCGTTATGCTCCAGCATCCCACGCACGGGAGACTCGTCAAACGTATGACGCTCCTCACAGCCAGGTGTCGGATAAAGCGCGCTCTGGAACGGTTCATCCCCCACTTCGGAGGATTCCAGATACCAGTTCACGCACCGCTGCGTAGCTAAAATGGGAGACTGCGACACGTAGGAGGGACCGACGAATCCCGGAAACTTCATGCGAACTGATCCGTTCGCCAGTTATACCGTCCGCCCTGCGCGGTCAGCGCCGGATCAATGCCCAGTGTCGCCTTCGATAGATTGACGCGCTTGATGTCGGCAAATGATTCCCGCGCCAGTTCCAGCAGTCCGCCACTCACCACCGCCCCAAACTCCTGCGCGAGACGCAACGCCAGTTGATACCGCAGTGCCTCTTCATACCCCGGAGGAAACGTATACGCCGTGGTGAGATCCGCAAACTGTGTCAGCGCCGTTGGCACATACAGCACCAATTGCACATTGCTGTTGTCAGGAATCGGCCAGACACTCACCTTCGCCAGTCCCGCCGTCCACGCCTTGTCGTAATAGAACAACGTGGGATAGGTGCTGGTCGTGCCTTTGATAGCGACACGCTGCCACTCCTGCACCGTCACCGGGCCAGACACGGGAAGCTCGATCTTCTCCGCTGCGGACGCATTCCTGTCAAGAATCAGACTGCCACGCGCAATCCAGACCGGACGCACGATGGCAAACGTGCCGCCCGTGCCAATCGTATATTCCTGCGTTGACGCAGACAGGTCCAGCACATTGCGTATCACGGCATAAATCGTGAGACGATTCGTCGCCCACGAATCCACCATGTTGTTCAGCACGACCAACGCATCGGACACGCTGCCACTGTCTGCCGTTTCGCCAGACGCCAAGACCCCAATCGTCTTGAGCGACCGGGTGATCAACTCGTTGGCCGTCATGGCTAGACCCGTCTAGTTTTCGTCTTTGACCCCACACGCTTGGACGGCTGCGGTGCCTTGACCGAAAACGGACCATCCGGTGATTCCGCCCATCCCAGTCCCAACGCTTTCAGTTCAGCAGGCGTCTGGACAACGGTGTTGATCACCTCGCCGTCACATTTGGCGTAGACCATCTTCGGGTAAGCCTGATAGGGATAGCTCTCACTCATAAGGGACCTCATGGAAAGAACGGGGAGCGGAGAACACACCCCCACCCCCCGTATGGTCCTACAGTGACCCTACGCCTGCACTCGGCATGCGAGTTCAGGACGCAACGTCGCCCACCCGAAAAGCACATCCAGCCTGCACGGGAACTTATCAGTCGAGATGTCGTAATCGCGGATCATGCGAATCGACATGCCCAACTGACTATCGCTCACACGCGCAGCCATGTCTGTCCCTTGCGGGAGTGGCAAGTCAGCCATCGCCAACGTAAACGCATCACGGTGATGCGCGAGACCCTGTGGGGTCTGTGTGCTGGCAGCACCGATAATGGTCAACGCCGCGTTATCCACCGGCAATGCATCAACGGTCTGGAACGCACCGCTGCTGGTAATGGCCGGACTGATTGCCGCAGTGAGGTTGCCTGAACCATCCGAACTGACGTCGGCGGTCACCACAAACTGCTGCAACTGCGTCGTGGATTGACGCGACTGTGGGTTGACAGAGTTCACGTTGGCAATCGTGAAGACGTCACCCTGCTTCAACCGCGCTGCGGCTGACGCTGTCCACCCATCAGTGATCAGTGACGTCGCACCACTGGTCGGCACGCCATTGCAAAGCGGCGTGCCACCCAAGGGGCCAACCGTGTGTGTGTTGACGTTCTGATCCATGAGCCAGTCGAAACCAGCCGCCGTGCCCATCGTCCCCTTGCGATACTGAGTCGCCAGAGCCGAGGACTGCTGAAAC